CAATAGATAAAGTAAGAGAAATACTTAAAAAGAAACTAGATGAATAAGTTCTTTGTTCCTGATGAAGTCTATGAAGATAGAATGGCTATCTGTAAGGAATGTGTTTACTATTCAAGTATATTAGGGCAATGTAAAAGGTGTTTGTGTTTCGTAAGGCTGAAGGCACGAATTGCCCCTATGGAGTGTCCACAAGGCTATTGGTTAAAGACTACTGAGATGGAAGCTCCTGATGACTTACCTCAAGAAATTATAGATGAAATCCTAGACCTGTGGAAAGACTTAAAAACAGGAAGGGCTAAAAACGTAGCAGCTAAAAAGAAAATGATAGAACTGTACAACACGATATACAACACCAACTATGGAACAGGAACTAATTGTGGCTCTTGTATCTCAACTTGCTTTGATGGAATAAAAAAACTATATAATAAATACAATGACTAAAAAATACAAAACAATCAAATGGGTTTTAAAAGAACAAATTGATGCAGGAACTAAAACTCTTTGGACTTGGAGAACAGGGAAGAATGAGGAGTTCACTTGTATATATAAAAACTACAATGATAACCTAACAATCTATACTCCTAATCAATTATTAAAAGAAATAGAAGATGCCAATATCAACTAACCACTATGAAACTATGACAAAAGAAATACCTGAATACTATAAAGGAAAGAACGGCTATATGGCTAAAGATGTAGTGTCTAATTTTGACTTAAGCTATAATATCGGAACGGCTGTTACCTACTTGCTACGATCAAAGAACAAGCACGAAGACGGAGGGCTTGAAGATATTAGAAAAGCTATACATCATTTACACTTTGAGCTAGACGTCTTGACTTCAAAGACTAGGACAGGAGCTTTAGCACCAACAGGAGTAAGGAAATGACACTATATAAATGTAAGTGTGGAAACACTAAAGACATTGCAAAAGCTACAATAGTTTACATTGACGGAGATTGGGAAACTAAAGAAGCTCTTTGTAAGTGTGGAAAGTATATGGACTCAGAACCACTTGAAGGTATGCCTAGTCAAATAAGAACTGAGGAGTCTTTAAGTAAGAAAGGTGATAGACTTTGGGCAGGTGCTAAGGAAAAGCTTGTAGGTGAAAGAGGAATAAATGAGGACTTTTAAATAAATAAAACTAATTTCTATTATATACTAAGACACTACATTATGAAACAACAAGTTAAGCTACATACAGTCAAGGGAAACCCTAGCAATCCAAGAATCATTAAGAATGATAAGTTTAAAAAGCTAGTCAAGTCTATTCAGGAGTTTCCTGAGATGTTAAAGCTAAGACCAATAGTCGTAGATGAAGATATGATTGTCTTAGGTGGCAATATGCGACTGAAGGCTAGTAAAGACGCAGGACTAAAAGAAGTATGGATTGAAGTAGCTGAAGGACTTACTAAAGAACAAAAGAAAGAGTTTATCGTAAAGGACAATGTAGGATTTGGAGAATGGGAATGGGATATACTAGCAAACGAATGGGATAGCGTACAACTTGCAGAATGGGGACTAGATGTTTGGGAAAATGAAGATGACAAAGTAACGGAAGGACTAATAGAAGATGACGAAATTCCTGAAGTAAAAGAAAGCAAAGTAAAGCGTGGAGATATTTGGCAGTTAGGAGAACACCGAGTTATGTGTGGAGATAGTACAAGCTCAGATGATGTTGCTAAACTAATGAAAGGGGAGAAAGCTGATATGGTATTTACAGACCCTCCTTATGGAATGGATTTTAGTGGAGGAATTCACGCAGATGGTTCTAAGAGCTATAATGCAAAACACGGGAAAATTAAAAACGATAAAATGTCTGAACAGGCAGGAGATGATTTTTTAGACAAAATAAATACCAACATAAAAGATTTTAATAGAGGTGCTTTTTATATAACTTTTTACAGATTAGGAATAAGTAAATTTTATAACAGTTTAAATAGGGTGGGATTAAAATGTAGGTCGTTAGTTATATGGAATAAAGGAAACCATACTCTAAGTAATAGTGATTATATGAGTAAGTATGAACCTATTTTTTATGGATGGGTGGATGAGCATAATTTTTATGGCGGAAATAATGGTATGGATATTTGGGATATTAAAAGAACTTCTAAAAATGAATTACATCCAACAATGAAGCCGATAGAGCTTTGTGAAAAAGGGTTAAAGGATGGTAGTATAAAGAGCCAATTAGTTTTAGATTTATTTTTAGGTAGTGGTTCAACACTAATAGCAGCAGAGAAACTTAATAGAAAATGTTATGGTATGGAATTAGATGAAAAGTATTGTGATGTAATAATAGAAAGATGGGAACAATTTACAGGACTTAAATCAAAGAAGATATAAAAAAAGCACCTCCACTTGGAGATGCCTTTATACGATAAAAAGATGGGCTTAATATCGTACCATAGTTATAAAGAACGATTAAGCAAATATAATAAACTTATTTCAATATGGAACAAAATAGAACAAAAATAGCAAAGGAGCAAATGTTAAAAGCACTAGAGGGAAGTCTAGGGATAGTTACAACAGCTTTAAAGTCTTGCGACCTATCAAGAACTAACTATTACAAGTGGTTAAAAGAAGATGAAGTATTTGCTCAAGCAGTAAAAGACGTTGAGTTAATAGCAAAAGACTTTGTGATGTCTAAATTCTATGAATGTATAAAAGATAAAGTGCCTTCTGTTGTAATACACGGAGCAAAGAACATTTGTGGAATGAATGAAACAAATAGACTAGATGTAACTTCAGGGGGCGAAAGGATTAAAATCAATATAAATCTTGGAGATTAATCCTGAATTTACAAGAACACAAAAGGAATGTTTAAAGTATCTGTTTGACAATAAAACTAAAGAGGTCTTATTCGGAGGGGCAGCAGGTGGCGGCAAGTCTTGGGTAGGAGTCAGTTACTTAATTACTATGTGCCTTCAATATCCAAAGACTAGATACTTAATGGGAAGGTCTAAATTAGATGCTTTAAAAAAGACTACACTAAATACATTCTTTGAAGTATGTCAGGCTTGGAACTTAAAGAGTGGTGATGACTATACCTTTAATGGATCAAGTAACGTGATAACCTTTTACAATGGCTCGGAGATAATACTTAAAGACTTGTTCTTATATCCATCAGACAGGAACTTTGATAGCTTAGGTTCTTTAGAAATAACAGGAGCTTTTATAGATGAAGCAAATCAAGTAACTGAAAAAGCAAAGAATGTGGTAGGATCAAGACTTAGATACAAGCTAGATGAGAACGGACTCATTCCTAAAATGCTAATGACTTGTAACCCTGCTAAGAATTGGACTTATACTCAATACTACAAACCATCAAAGGAAGGAACTATAAGACCTTACAGGAAGTTTATACAAAGTCTAGTAGGTGATAATGAATACATAAGTAAGCATTATGAGAAACAACTATCAGAGCTTGATGAACTAAGTAGACAAAGGCTTCTTTATGGAAATTGGGAATATGATGCAACTAATGATAGTCTTATAGATTATGATGCTATTCTGAATATGTTTACTCAAAAAGGAGTTTTAGGTGACAAATATATAAGTTGTGATGTGGCACGATTTGGAAGCGATAAAACAGTTATAATATATTGGGAGGGGTTATATATTAAAAAGATAAGAAGTATCCTTAAAACGGCTGTAAACGAGGTTGTGGACGAAGTAAAAGCTTTACAACAAGAACAGGCAGTACCATTACGAAATATCATTGTAGATGAAGATGGTGTAGGTGGTGGTGTTAAAGACTACCTAAGATGTATTGGATTTACTAATAATGCTAGAGCTTTAAAAGGTGAAAATTATCAAAACCTAAAGACACAATGCTATTATAAGTTATCTGATCTGATTAACAAAGGACAGGTAGGAATTGATTGTCCTGATATTACTATTAAGAATCAAATCATAGAAGAGCTTGAGCAAGTAAGAATGAAAGACGCAGATAAAGATAATAAGCTACAAATAATACCTAAAGATACTATAAAAGATATAATAGGTAGGAGTCCTGATTACGCTGACGCTATGGCTATGCGTTGCTATTATGAGATAGATGCAAACTATGGAAAGTATTTCGTTCAATAGAAAAGGGGCTGCAACTAATAAGCAACCCCTTTATCAAAACAAGAAAGAATATGAAGAACTCTGCAATAATACAAACTTTAAACTAAAAAACAACTATTTCTATTATATATTATGAGAGTTAAAGTAAAAAAGGAAGGAAAGCAAGAAACTTATAATCTTATTGACTCTTGGTCAGATGTAACGCTTGAAAAATGGCTTAAGATTGTAGACCTTGAAACAGGAAGCAAGACTAAACAAGCAGAAGAAACAATAGCGGCTTTATCTGATATGCCTAAAGACTTAGTAAAGGAATTGTCTTTAAGAGATGTGGCTGTTATAATGGGTAAGATAGCTGAGTTACAAAGTAAACAGGACACGACTTTAAAAAAGATAATTGAAATAGATGGAGTTGAATATGGTATGCACCCTAATTTAGACGATATTACTTTAGGGGAGTATGCAGACATAGAGACTTTTATAAAGAACGGAATAGAAAAGAATATGCCTGAGTTAATGGCTGTCCTATTTAGGCCGATTAAAGAAAGAAATGGCTCAGCTTATACAATAAAGGCTTATGATGGAGACATAACAATAAGAGCAGAACAAATGAAGAAGATGTCAGCAGATCAAGTTCAAAGTTCTTTGGTTTTTTTTTGGAGTTTAGGGAACGAATTGTTGAAGATTTTGCCATTATATTTGATGGAACGGACACAGGAGATAGCGAAGGAATTACAGACGGAAACTTTGCCGAAAGGTGGGGATGGTTCGGAGTAATGTATAGACTGACTAATGGTGAGATAGTAAACTTAGAACGAATATCTAACCTTAGTCTTTTAGAGTGCTTAACTTGGTTAAGTTATGAGACAGATTTAAATTTAAGTAAAACAGTAAAAAGAGATGATAAATAATAAGACGTACAATAATTGTATAAATACCCTCAAAAGTTTGGGTAGTGAACACGAACAGATAGCTACCACAACTACAGGAGACATATACGACATAGACTTAGAAAAGAACACTCTATTTCCTTTGTTTCATATCAATCCTGTAAACGTCTCTACAGGTCAGTCTTCGCTTACTTATAACTTTCAGCTATTTGTAATGGATGTTGTAGGTGAGAGAGAGAATTGGACTGAAGCAAATATACAATCAGCAGACAGACTAAGTAACGAACAAGAAGTCTTGTCTAGTTGCTTACAGATTTGTGTAGACATTATAGGTATAATGAGACATAGTAAATGGCAGGGAGCAGGAGAACTAGACATTGATGATCCTGTTTACTTTACGGAAGGAGAATATACAATAGAACCATTCACTGAGAGATTCGACAACCTTTTAACAGGGTGGGTATTCTCCATTGGAATAGTAGTTCAGAATGACTTTCAAACTTGTACGATACCTGTTGCAAATAATCCAATAGGGAAGTAATGAAATTTAAACTAGGTAAATGGATAATAGAAATAGGATTTTTTAAAATAACAATTCATATACCACATAATAAAAATAACAATAAAAATATAACATAATGGCAGATTTAACAACAACAGTAACCGAATCAGTAGTCTTGAATGGGGCTTTGAGAGGTAACACAAACTCAGTAACCACGACAGGTATTAATAACGTCTTTGAAAGGATAGTAACTTGTGCACATTCTCAGACAACGACTGTAGCAGTATTTGCTGCAAGTCCTCATACTTCAGCAGGAGCAATAGATGTAGACAATGTACGCTATGTAAGAGTAACGAACTTGGATGCAGATGCGACAATAGAGTTAGCAATCGTAACTACTACTACTAACTATCAAGTAAGACTAACAGCAGGAACGTCTCATATACTACCTAGAGCAAATGAATCAGCAATCGGTGAAGTAGATACTTCTCCTGCTTTTGGTACTATGGAAGATATAACGTCTTTACAAGTAAGACCTGATGGTGCAGTTTACAATCCTCAAGTAGCAGTCTTTGTAGCGGCAGTATAATGGACACTCAGAATATAGAAAGGTATTTAAATTCTTTTGGTAAGCAAGTAGTTAATAGGGCTAAGGCTAACTTAGGCAAAGCAAAAGGAGGTAATACTAAATTAGCACAGTCAATTAGATTTGAAGTAGAGCCTGATGCTAATGGGCTTGTTGTTAAATTCTATATGGATAACTATGGAGCTTTTTTAGACAAAGGAGTCTCAGGAAATAAAAAGAAGCAATCTTTTAAAAATTATAAAAACCAAACTGAATCAAGTCCTTACAGTTACACGAATAAACAACCCCCTGCTAATATCCTAGCAAAATGGATAAGTAGAAAAGGGATTAAAGGTAGAGATAAAAAGACAGGAAGATTCATATCTAATATGTCTTTAGCTTTTTTAATAGGTAAGAAAATAAAAAGAGATGGAATTAAAAGCCTTAGCTTCTTTCAGAAACCATTAGGACTTGGAATGAAAGAGTTTGGCAAAGATTTATTAGGAGCAATTACGACAGACATAACAGATAGTTTATCAACTATAAAAGTAAATTAATATGGCAGTATCAATAGAACAAAAACCTTTATATAAAACGCTTCCGATAGGACAGCAAATCATATTTTCAATAGCAGAGCCTACAATAGTAGCAAATAAATTTAAAGTTAAGTTTATAGCTGAAGTATATGTAAGTAGTGCGTCAATTACTTGGGCTGCTGATGAACTAACAGGGACTTTCAAGACTACACCAAATAATGCAGGAGTAGGTATATTTGACCTAAGACCTGTTTTAGAATCATTTGTAAGTCCTGATAACGAGCCTAGCTTTTACGCAACATATAAAGGAATACAAAAGTCTATTACTTCATTTCCTATTCACTTGACAGATAAGTTTTCACTAAGTGATAGGTCGATTAAGTATTTTGCCATTAGATTTAAGATAGAATATGCAGATACAGCAACAGGAGCTGTAAATGCTCCAAGTGATGATACGGATTCAGTACAATACACAATGTTTAACGGAGTGCTACAGTATGACAACGTTCTTACTAAAAGTTTGTTTGGTAATGATTATGGTTATAACTTACAGAACTTTGAGCTTACTGATTCTGATTCTCAGTTTCTAAGTAACGCTCCTACTACTCAGTATGCAAGACTGACAGACTATGGAACTTTACCTTTTTTAAATTTCGTGCCATTAAGTAGTGATGATGTGGATTGGATAACAATAAAATATTATAAGGCAGACGGCTCAACAGCAGCGGCTAGTGAGAATATTTTAAACCAAACTTCTACAGGTGGTACTGCTAGTATAGGAAATTCTAGTACAATGTTAAATTATTTTGGAGCTTTTCCTGCTAATTTACAAAATTGGTCAGCAAACTTTGCAACAGCAGTAGCTAATGACCTAGATTATTATACGGTACAAGCTCAGACTGCTTCATTAAGTCAAGTTTATACTATCAATATCATTTGCCCTAATGAAAGAGGTTATGAAGGAATAAGACTAGCGTGGCTTAATCAATGGGGAACTTGGGATTACTACACTTTTAATATGAAGTCTACAAGGTCTGTAACGACTAATAGAACTTCTTATACTCAACTTGGTGGTACTTGGAATGAAAGCACTTTTAAGATTTCAGATTATAAAGGTGGAAAGAAAAACTTTAGAGTAAATTCAACAGAAAAGATTAGACTAAATACAGACTTTGTTACTGAAGCTGAAGGTGTTTGGTTTGAAGAACTAATAAACTCAACAGAGGTCTATATAGTAAATGGCTTTTCAACAGATGTATCTAATACTATCACTAACAAGTATATAGACCCTGTAGTCTTGACCACTTCAAGCTATGTTAAAAAGACAATAGCAAACGACAAGCTTATGCAGTACACAATAGAAATTGAAAAGAGTAAAATGAAAAGAACACAATCTGTATAATGAGTACACAACTAATTTTATACCCTCAGTATTATCAAGGCTTTAGTTCTACGGCTAATCCTAGCTTTAATCAATATGTAGTTAATGGTATTAATTTTACAGGACTTGATAGCACTACGCTTCATAACACGACACAACCACACCCTTCACAAGACGCTATTACTAATAGTCCTGCTTCAATCTTAGGTAATTGGTATAGATACACAACAACAGGTGGTGATTGGGGTGCAGTTACAGCTCCTGCCTTAGCAGCAAGTTCAATTCTGTTATCAGTAAATGCTGTAACAGCAGGACGTACAGGAGTCTATCAACAGTTATCAGGACTAGCAGTAGGTGCTATGTATGATGTTAAAATACTTATAAATACAGGACAAGTAGGAACTCTTAGTATTGAAATGTATTCAGGTACAGTTATTCAGTCAGCACAACCTTTTAGCTCAAATACAACTTTAATATCAACAACTTTTACAGCAAGTTCTACTAACGATACTATCTTAATAGACTATACAGGAACGGCTGCTTCTATATTGATTGAAAATATTTCAGTTCAAGAAGCAGTACAGACTCCTACTTTGATTTATACAGACTTACAAGATGGGCAAGTTATTTGCGACCTTTACCAAGAAGAAGATATACCCTTAAGCCTTAGTATTGATGACTTCAAGAATGTAGCTGAACAGGTCAAGTCGTATTCTAAGGACTTTAATTTACCTGCAACAAAAAGAAACAATCAAATCTTTAATGATATTTTTGAAGTAACAAGATCAGTAGGAAATTCGTCTGTAATCTTTAATCCTTATGTAAAGACTAAGTGCGTTCTAAAAGAAGATGGATTTATTTTATTTGAAGGCTATTTAAGACTCATAGACGTTAAAGACAAGGAGGGAGAAATAAGCTATAACGTCAATTTGTATTCTGAAGTAATTGCTTTAGCTGATAAATTAAAAGACCAAACATTCTCAGTATTAGACTTTACAGAGCTTGAACACGAGTATAATAAGACAGAAATTAAAAGAAGTTGGAATGATGCAGGTGCTAGTATAACTTATACTAACTCAGGAACTTCAGGTTTTAGAGATACTTACACAACGTTAAGATACCCTTTTATAGTTTGGGATGGAAATACAGATATAACTACAAACACATCAACGGTTTCAGGACCTACACCGAACAATCCTGAACTAACTACCTTAGAACAAGCCTTCAGACCTTGTATTCAATTAAAGTATTTAATCAACAGAATCTTTGCAGACTCAGGTTTTAGTTGGACTTCAGACTTCTTTGACTCTGCTGATTTTGAGAAACTTTATATGGATTTTAATTGGGGAGGTGCTGATGTGCCAACTTTAGGAGCTACAAATACTTTTTCAGGAATATGGGCAAAACAAATAGGAAGCACAATAAACCCTTCAGTATATGCAGGAACTACTTTTACAAATTTAGAACTTTACAATAACGCTACAAATCAGCTTCCGCCTAATTATAGTACTACAACAAATAAGATAACTGCTACTACCACTAACGAACAGTATAATATAACAGCAACTTATAGAATAGAAAATACCTCAACAACTGCTACACAAACAATAGAATGTCAATGGATTTTAAATGGAACAACTGCAATAAATTTAACTCCTCCTTTCACTATACCTGCTTCAAGTTATATAGATTATAGTTCTAATTTTACTAGAGTGTTAAATACAGGAGATACTTTAGAAGCTCAATTTAAAAGAAGTAATCCACTTAGTTCTAACACAGTTAGACAATATGAATCAGGATTAACACCAACGTCTGTTGTTACTTTTAATGTAAATGCAGCTGCCATTGCAAACGGTACACTACTACAAACTCTAAGAGGAGAATTAGGACAATGGGATTTCTTAAAAGGAATTATGACTATGTTTAACTTAGTCTCCTTAGTAGATGAATCAAATCCTGATAATTTATTAATAGAGCCTTACTCGGATGTATTTATAAATAATACAGCAGGAACTAATTTAGCAGCTAGAAGCATACAACACGATTGGACAGAGAAGATAGACGTTTCACAAATGGAACTCAAGCCTTTAACGGACTTGAATAAAAATACAATCTTTAAATTTGTAGAAGATGAAGATGACTATGCCTTTAGGAATATTAAAAATAGTACAAGTGGACATCTATACGGAAGTAAAGAACTAGATGCTTCAGGCTTTACTATATTAGAAGGAGAAAAAGAAATAATTGCAGAGCCTTTTGCTGCCACCGTCTCAAGACCATTATACACTCAATTTGCTAGTTTTGTAGTGCCTAATGTATATTCTAAGAATGATGACGGAACTTATGAAGGCTTTGATAATAGCCCAAGAGTCTTTTATAACAATGGTATTAAAAGTACAGGGGCTTCTTATTATATACCTCCACAGAACGGACTGACTAGTGAAAACCAAACTAACTTCCTACAGTTTAGTCATTTGTCTACAATACCAAGTATCTCAGCTACTACTACCGATTTTGTTTTTGCAAGTGAACAGCTAATAGGACTAGGAGACTCACCAACAGATAATCTTTACTCTATGTATTGGCAGCCCTACTTTAACGAGCTATACAGTCCTGATACAAGGACTATGACTTTAAAGGTAAACCTTAATCCTTCAGATGTAGCAGCTTTTAAATTCTACGATACAGTCTTTATCAAGAATAGAGTCTTTAGAGTGAATAAGATAGACTACAAGCCAAACGACTTGGCAACAGTTGAATTTATTTTAATACCGTAATGGAATACTTAACAGGATATACAATAAAACCTCACCAAATAACAGCAATAGGTGAAGTAACGTTTACTGATGGTACTAATACTGACTTAGGAGCTAATCAAGTTACTTGTGAAGCTTATGGATATACTTATGACAAGACTACAGGAACTTGTAGAGCTTTTAGATACAATACAAACTTAGAAAGAAATATAAGTAATATCAACAACAGTCTGAATGGAGCAGGAAATACTACTGAAGTGGGTTCAAATACCGTTCAGATCAACGGAACTAGGAATACAGCAAGAGGTTTCAACAATAACTGTTTTATAAACGGAAGTCTTAATGAAATAGCAAATGGTGTTAATAATGCTTCTGTCTTAGGTGGAACTTATGGAAAGGCTATTAGGAATAGTGAAATAGTTATAGGTGGTGGTGTGTTATCAGGTGTAAGTCAAACGTCTACCGTACAGCTTGGGGGTACTACAATAAACGCAACTCCTACTAACTTGACGATTCAATCTGATGGTAGTTCTTTTATAGAAGTACAAAACAATTCAGTATTTGGATTTGAAATTAAAGTCATAGCCTTATGTTCAGGGGGAAGTGCAGGAACAGCAGGTGATTATATCTACTTAGAGTTAATAGGAGCAATACAAGTAGATGACGGATATAACTTAGCTATCTCACAAGGCTCTACTACACTAGCTAAAATAGGTTCAACAATAACAGCTCAAGTAGTAGCAGTAACAGACCCTTATATCACAGTAGAAGTTACAGGATTGGCAAATGTAAGTTTAGAATGGTTGGCAAGTGTACAAATAACAGAAAAGAAATTAAGAACGGGAACTTTTTAAAATAAAACTATGGCAAAAGAAGTATTAGAGTTAGAAGTAAAGTCAAATATCAAATCAGCAACGAAAGATACTGATAAGATGGCAGATAGCCTTGATGATGTAAACAAGGAAGCAAAAGAAGGGATTGGCAACTTTACAATGATGGGCGTTTCCTTGAATGGTGTTAAAGCAGCTTTCGGCAAAGTAATACCAATGGCAAAAGCTATGTTTGGTTCTATTAAAGCAGGATTAATAAGTACAGGTATAGGTGCTTTTGTAGTTCTTATTGGTTCACTTGTTTCATATTTTACAAATACAAAAAGAGGTGCTGATAAATTAAGTCAAGCGTTTACTGCTATGGGTGCAGTTATATCTGTAATACAAGATAGACTAAGTAAAGTAGGAGAAGCACTTAGTTTTGTTTTCTCAGGAGAATTTAGAAAAGCAGGAGAAGCATTAAAAGGTACTTTTTCAGGAATTGCTGATGAAATAGAAAGAGAAGTTAAAGGTATGGTTGCTTTAAAGAAAAGAACACAAGAACTTAGAGATGCTGATATGGAATTTATGGTTCAGAAAGCAGCTACTAGACAAGAGATAGAACGAGCAAGATTAATAGCAGAAGATGAAACTAAATCAGCTTCTGAAAGATTAGAGAACTTAAAAAAGGCACTAGAACTTGAAGCAGAAACAACTAAGCAAGAATTAGTTTTAGCAAGGGAAAGAATGGAAGTGCAGAAGGAAGAAATGGCTTTAAGTGAAAATTCAGCTGAAGATGAAGAAAAACTTGCTCAATTAAAAGTAGCATTAATAGAAACTGAAACTGCTTCTATCAAAATGCGTAGGAGAGTTGTTACAGAAGTTAATGCTTTAGAACGTGAAATACTAGCAGAAGAAAAAGCTAGAGTGAAAGAAAAGCAAGATATAATAGATGCTGAGTTTGATGCTATGATAAAAGCAAATGATGAATGGAATAAAGAACAGGAAAGAATAAGAAAAGAACAAGCAGCTTTAGATAAGATTGCAGCAGATAAAGAAATAGCACTAGCTAAAAAAGTAGCAGATGAAAAGATGGCTATTGCAAAAGCAGAAGAAGCTGCTAAAATTGGTTTAGTCAAAACAGGTTTTGGAGTAGCAAATGCTTTAGCAGGAGAGAATGTAGCATTGTCTAAAGGTGTTGCAATGGCTCAAACAGTTTATCAAACACAACAAGCTATAATGGCAGCTATGGGAGCAACATCTGTAGCTGATAAATTACTTCCTTACCCTATTAGATTAGCAAATGCTATTGGAGCAGGTGTAATGGGTGCAGCAGCTTTAGCAAAAATTGCTTCAACAAGCCCTACAGGAGCAGGAGCAAGTGTAGGAACACCTACAGCTTCAGCACAAACCCCTGCACCACAAATGCTATCAGGAGCTTTTGAACTAACAGGAGGTCAAGCAGTAGAACCTGTACAAGCTTATGTTGTCTCTGACGATATAACTAACAATCAAAACAAACTTGCCATTATAAGACGTAGAGCAACAATCTAAAATCAAATATTAATTAACTTTATATATTATATAATATGCCGTGTACACAATGTAAAGAAGGAAAATACAAATGGGGGGAAACAGGAGACTGTAAATATGATACCCTTCAAGAATGTGAAGATGCTAATAGCACCTATGAAGAAATGAAAACCACTTCTATAGTTGAATTAGTAATAGATGAAGACTCAGAGGAGTTGGCTATCGACTGTATTAGTTTAGTGTCAGCTCCTGCGATACAACAGGATTTCGTCTTTTTTGGTAAAGAGAAAAACAACCTGACTTTCGCTAAAGTAGATGAAGATAAGCATATTCTAATTTCTCCCGCTTTAATCCCCGATAAGCAAATTTTCCGACATAACCCGCAGACTCAAGATGACTATTATGTTTATTTTTCAAAAGATACAGTCCGTAAATGTTCTGAGTTATTCTTAAAAAACAATAACCATCATAAAGCTACTCACGAACATTCTGAAAGAGTATCAGGAGTTTTAACCGTTGAGTCTTGGATAATTGACGATCCGAAAATGGATAAATCTACTCTTTACGGATTCTCACTTCCAAAAGGGACTTGGATGGTTTCTATGCGCATATCCAATTCGGAGCTATGGTCTGAAATTACAAGCGGAACTTTACGCGGGTTAAGTATTGAAGGCTACTTCACAGATAAGATGGAAAAGATGTCAGAGAAAGAACCAACAGATCAAGAAATCTTAGAAGCTTTGAATGAAATTATCAGAAAATCAAATAAATAAATAACTATTCTATTATATAACAAACACACTATAAAAAATTACAAATGGATTTAAAAAAACAAATACTAGTAGCACTTGGTCTTGATAAAGACGAAGAAGTAAAGTTGGCTTGGCAGTCAAAATTGGAAGACGGCACTATTGTCGTATCTACAGCAGATGCTTTAGCTGAATCAGTTGATGTTTCTGTACTCACAGAAGACGGAACAACAATCCCTTTACCGATTGGAACGTACAAGACAGAAGATGGTGTAACATTTGTAGTTTCTGAAGAAGGTGTTGTGGACTCTGTATCTGAAAGTGAAACAGAAGAAAAAGAAGAAGCGTCTGAAGAAGTTGAAGCAGCAGATGAAGGTAACTATGTTACGATTGACGATTGGAGAGCTATGGAGGAAAGAGTCAAAAATTTAGAGGATGGAATTGCAGACCTTAAAGAAGACAAAGATGGTGGTGATGACGAAGCAGAAGAAATGACTGAAGAAGTAGCTGAAGAAGTAACTATTGAAGCTCCTGAGCCTTCTGTAAACCCAAAGACTATAAAGACTACAGAGGTTAAAGAATTTTCAGCAGAAGATTATGAAACTTTAAAAGAAGAAAACGAAAAACTTAAAACGGAATTAGCAGAACAACCTGCTGAAGCTCCGATTAACACAAATAAATTTAGTTCAGAAAGACCAACTCCTACTAAGCAAGACTTTAGAAGAATGACTAAACAGGAGAAGTTCTTATACAACTTAAATAAATAAAAAATTAATTAACAAATAAAAAAATAAAATTATGGCGTTTACTACAACATCAAATTTCGCAGGAAAGGCAGCAGGATTCTATATTGCAGCTAGTTTAAAAGAAGCGAAATCATTAGACTTCTTAACTATGATAGAGAATATCAAGTATAAGTCTAATATACAGAGCATGGCAGGTTCATCATTAGTTGTTGATGCAACTTGTGATTTTACAGATGCAGGTACATTAGCACTTACTGAAAAAGTTTTAGAACCTAGAAACTTACAAATCAACTTAGACCTTTGCAAATCTACATTACTTGACTCTTGGGAAGCATTACAAATGAGAGCAGGAGCAGGAGCACCACCACCTGCAAGTTTTGACGACTATGTTATCTCTTATATGGGAGAAATCATTGCACAAGCAACTGAGAATAGTATTTGGAATGGAGCAGGGGCAACAGGAGATTTTCAGGGCTTCTTAGATACTAACGGATATTTACTGCCAACAGGTACTAATGCTGATACAACAGTTATTCAATCATCAGCTTCAGCAGCTTATTCAGCAGCTAATATTATAGCAAACTTACAAACTTTAGTTACTGATATAGCTGCAAATGCTCCTACAATATTAGGGAAAGAAGATTTACATATTTATATGAATAACAAAACTTTCTCATACTATATTTCAGCAATTTCTTCATTCACAGGAACTCCTTGGGGAAGTTTAAATACAATGGGAGATTATGAGCCTGTTTTTGAGGTTACAGAATCGCAGTTTGTCCGGGTATGGTTGATAATCAAGTAGTAGCAGCTCAAAAATCTAACTTATACTATGGAACTGACTTGCTTTCAGATGCTACTAGAATTACTTTGATGGATATGGCAGCTCTTGACGGAAGCGACAATATGCGTTTAGTAGCTCGTTACTCAGGAGGAGTTCAATCAGGAGTTGGTGCTGATATTGTAAGACAATCGTAATAACAAAAATAATGGGAGTGTGTAAAAGCACTCCCTTAACTTAAAAAATAAAATCAAATGGCTTGTACAGCACTTACAAAGGGGAGGTCGTTAGACTGCTCACGAATTTCAGGGGGCGTAAAAAAAATATTTTTTTCAGTATATGATGAAGATGTATCTTATACTTATGACGCAACGAACCCTTTAGAAATTGATGCAATAGATTGGAACGCTACTACGATTTATCAATATGTTATGCCTCTTGGAGTGGCTAGTATTACTGATACTATTGTAGGCTCTAGAGAAAACGGAACTTACTATCAAACACCTTCTGTAAATATTGTATTAAATAAACTCACAAAAGAGGATCAAAACGAAATTAAGCTCTTGGCAAAAACTAAGGTAAGAATTTTTGCTCAATTAAACCAACAATTAACTAACGGACACGATGTATTTATTGCATTAGGAATGTCTAATGGAATGGAATTAAATGCAGGTACTATGGATACAGGTGCTGCTTTTGGAGATAGAAATGGTTATACTTTGACATTTGATGGAATGGAAGCACTACCTTTTGCTTTCTTAGAGGACTATACTACAACCCCTTGGGATCAAACAGGGTTTATAAATGAAGCTGCAACATTCCCTACGACTTCTTAATTAGTAGTTTTCATATATTCTTGATTAGGGTGGCTTTATTGCCACCTTTTTCTTTATACCAAATAAATAAGAGACTTTTCTATTATATAATATGATACAAGCAATACGAGAGACTAACTTCACGGCTTACATAGAAACTAAAGCAAATAGAATAGATACAAGTGTTGCTACAGCTAATATAAGACACTTAGCTAAATTCATAAACGACTTAGATGGTGCAGTCTTTTACGCTTACGCAACTACGGAGACTATCAATAACAGATATACAGAGTTAGAGTTTACTTATGGAGTTGTTGACGTTTATACAGGCAATCTTAAGTTAATCCCTGCAGGTTACTATAAGTACGAGTTATACGAAGTAAGTTGGATAGGAGCGGTGTCAGTAGCTTTAAACACAGCACCTGCAACAGAACTAGACGTCTTGCCTGTAGCGAATACTAATGGAGTAGTACAAGGACTTGTAGCAATAGGAAAACTATACTTAGCAGAAAAATCAGGAAGTGAGGAAGTGCAGTACACAGAGTACACACCCCCTGCTTCTACTAATACAATATATTACGGACAATAAAACAAAATTATGGCAATAGAAAATGTACAACAGCTCTTAACTGAGCAAATGGGGAAAAACAGATGTGATGTAATAGCAACTACTGCTATGACAAGTAAAGACTATTATGCAGTTCACTTTCCTGTTGAATCAGTTATAGCTTCAATAACAGCAGCTAATGCGACTACAGCAGCAGGTTCGGCTATAGCTAACCTACACACGACAATGGCAGCAGGAACAACTATCTTTTTAAACGTAACAGCTATTACCCTGACTTCAGGAGTGGCTTTATGTTACTATGAGCAGCCTCTATAATGTTAGCACTTAAATTAGGTCTAAGTTTAGTTTCTTCTAATAAAGGAGGTGGTGAGACTTTTTTTTTAGATGAATATAGTGGAGCAGCAGTAGCTTATTCGTTAAGAAAGCTATCATCTTCAATTACTAATGTAATAAGAGTTAGAGAAAGTGGTGCTAATGCAGAGCAAGATTTTACTTCTTCTGAAATTACAGATGGAACACTAACAACTTTTACAGGCTCTAATGACGGATTTGTTACTACTTGGTATGACCAAAGTGGAAATAGTAGAGATGCGTCTAATACAACTGCTGCCAATCAACCTAAAATTGTTAGTAGCGGCTCTTTAATACTATCTGATTTAAGTAAGCCAACCGTACAGTATGATGCTAGTAATGATTTATTATCACTTGCAAGTGATGTAACTTTAACAAGTGATAAATCTATATTATTTGTAGCTCAAGCAGACAGTACTCAAGTTTACTCTGATATACTTGGAGATACTGACACCTCCACACAACATATTCTTATTTATGGTTCTAAGGTGAGATATAAGCCGGGTACAGGAGTCAATGTATCAGGCACAGGCGAAAATAGGGGCTCTAATAAATTATGGAGTTTAATTGTAGATAGTTCTAATGAATTGTTTATAAAAAGAAACGCAACAAGTTATGGTACATCAACAGATGGTGCAGTAGCAAATGATTTTATATTTAGTTGTATAGGTTCTAATTTAACAGTTAATAATCCTGACAACATAACTGAAGTTATAATTTACCAAACTGATAAGTCTAGTCAATTAAGCGATATGGAAACAAACATCAACGACTTTTATTCAATATACTAATGGAAATAAACGGATATAAATACCTAACAGAGCAAGAAGCTATTGATGCAAGGAAACAATGTGCAGACTATTATGGTTTACCAAAGACCCCTGAAGACATAACTTTATATTGGGTAAATTATTTAGAGGCTTCTTTAGATACTCCTATATTTTGGTATATAGTTTTTGACAAGAGTATAGAGATTATCTTAGGACAACCATCATTATTTGATGTAACAGTAGAAGAATTAATAATAGAATAAAATGGAAAATATAATTTCAGTAGATTTAAGCACTTCAACAGCTCCTCTAGTACAAGAGGTTAGGGGGAAGGATTGGATTGAATACGGAGACGCTAATGGCGAATGGAGAAACCTTTACCCACAGTTCTTAATTGACCTTTACTATTCAAGTTCGATAACGGCTGCAATCGTGAACGCTACGGCTGAAATGGTTTCAGGTGAAGACTTAGTCATTACAGATGAAGACGACAGAGATGAAGAAGCTAGAATAAAGCTACAGAACTTTTTAAATAACGCTAACAGTAACGAGACATTACACGAAGTCTTAAAAAAAGTAGCCTTTGACTTTAAACTTCAAGGAGCTTTTGCACTTAATATTGTATGGTCTCAAGACAGAACTCAGATAGCTGAAGTCTACCACATACCTGTTGAGAAAATAAGATGTGAACGTCCTGATGAATTTGGAAAGACTAGAGCTTTTTATGTTTCAGGAGATTGGTCAAACACAAGAGCGAACAAGCCTTATAGAGTTCCTGCTTTTAATGTAAACGACAGGACTTCACCTAATCAAATCCTTTACACAGGGCTTTACAGTCCTAATATGAACTCTTATTATACAGCTGACTATATTTCTTGTAATAATTGGGCGTTAATTGATTCTAAGGTCTCGGAATATCACTTAAATAATATATCTAATGGCTTCACAGGAAGCTTTATGATTAGCTTCGCTAACGGAGTTCCAACGGCTGAAGAACGTAGACAGATAGAACAAAGCTTAGAAGCTAAATTTACAGGAGAAAAGAACGCAGGAAAGTTCGTCTTGACATTCTCAGACGATAAGACTAGAACACCTGACATAACAGCAATAACACCTGATTCACTTGATAAACAATTTTTAGCACTTCAGGAACTATTAACTCAAAACGTTTTAAGCGGTCATAGAATTACGAGCAAAACATTAATGGGCTTGGATAGTGCTAATGGGTTCTCAAGTTCGGCTGACGAATTATTAAACGCTTCTAATTTTTACTTAAATACAGTTGTTCAGCCGTTTCAAGGGCAAATACTAAAAGTATTACACAAGATATTCCAAGTTAATAATATGGATATGCCTGTTCAGTTTGTACAACTTAAACCAATTACAATCCAATTCGATTCTGAAACAATTAGAGATGTTATGACACAAGACGAAATTCGTGAGTCTATCGGACTTGCTCCATTAGACGGACAAGATGTAGCAGAAGACTTTAATACAGAACTATCAACTGAGAAGACTGAGTTAGATGCTTTCATTGAGGAGTTCGGTGAAGACATTAATGAAGATTGGGAATTAGTAGAAGAAGAAGTAGTAGACGGAGAACACCAAGACTTTGACTTTGAAGAAGTTTTGAATGAACTAGCAGGAGAAAAGATAGAACTAGCTTCAACAGGAAGGGCTATTCCTAGTCGTAAGTCTGAACAAGATGGTATATCTAAAAAGTCTTATGACTATTTTAGAGTAAGGTATGTTTATTCAAATGATAATTTCTTAACTAACAAGTCAGGAACTAGAAGAAAATTCTGTCAGCAAATGATGGGTGCTAATAAGTTATATAGAAAAGAAGATATACTTAATATGGGTAAAAAGCCTGTTAATGCAGGTTTTGGAATTAATGGAGCAGCAACTTATTCTATTTGGCTTTACAAAGGAGGACCTCAATGTTTCCACTTTTGGAGTCGTAGAATTTTCAAGACTGTAATAGGCGAGTCTAAGACTACTAAAATAGAAGACGCTGATATGATAGGCTATACTAAGGCTAAGTCAGAAGGCTTTACTGCTAAGAAGAACGATAAGTTAGTAGCAACACCACCACGAAAAATGAAGAATAACGGATATTACAACTAGACTATGGCATACGTATTATTTATATCAGAAGAACGACTTAAGGACTCTACGACTATAGGGCTTAATGTAGACCCTGCACTTTTACTCCCTTATATTAAACAGAGTCAAAAACTTTATGTAGAGACTAAGCTTGGCACAGACTTAAACCAAAAGTTAAAAGACTTAATCGTAGCAGGAACAGTTAATAATGTAGGAAATGAAGCTTACGCAACTTTACTTAACGATTATATATCTGAGATGCTTCCTAGTTTTGCTCTGTATATGGCACTACCTTTTTTAAGATTTAAGATTGAGAATGGAAACATCTATTCAAAGACTTCAGAAACAGGAACAGCTTTATCTACAGAAGAAGCACAACACCTTAGAAATGAAGTGCTTAACACAGGGGAGTATTATATGGAGAGAATGATTGACTATATAAGAAACAATACAAGTAGTTTCCCTGAGTACTCAACGAACACAGGAGCTGATGTCCGACCTGATATTAACTCCTTCTACTCGAATATGAATCTTGAAAGACCAAGACAAGGAACTAGACTGACATTAAGAAACTTCTTAAACGCAGGAGATTAATGAAGAAGCATTATAAAACAAAGCCAATAAACATAACTAAATTAAAGACATACTTAAAAGATGCCATTAAAACAGATAACAAAGGAGATAGGAGAAGTGATAGGATTCAACAGTGTAATACTAAGCGTAACGACCTTCACTAACTTAGAAGTAGTTTTAAAGATACTCTTGTTAGTAGTCTCGATAGTCTACACGGTAGACAAGTGGTGGTTTCATAAAAAGAATAGATGATATGGACATCCCTACTAATAAAAAGCGTAAACTTAATTCAAAGAATCCTAAGTATCAAAAGCAAAATCAAAATGATCTTAAAGTTCGTAAAGAATTTATTTCAGAAGCGAAAGGAGTCAAAGTCTATAAAGTCTACTACCTCTGATTTGGCTTCAATAAACTTATTAATAATACGAAATACTTTTACTAAGGTTTCTACTATTGGTAAGCTTTATTTAAATGGAGAAGAAATCTGTGATACTTTAGAACTTCCTTTTAAAGATAATCAAAGAAGTATTAGTTGTATTCCTGATGGACATTATAAGGCAAGACTAAGACTAGCAAGAGAATCAGCAACAAGAGACTATCTACACCTATTAGTTAAGGACGTTCCTGATAGAGATTATATCTTATTCCATATAGGCAACTCAGCTAAAGATACAAGGGGCTGTGTTCTAGTAGGACTAGGAACTGAACAAGACTTTGTTAAGAACTCAACATTAGCTATGGAAATATTAATGAAAGAAATAATTAATTTAGGCGGAGAAAATATAAATTTAATAATCAAAAATCAATAAAATGCAAAAATGGATTATCTATCAGACACTAAAAAAGATGGTGTCAAGTCGTAAATTTCTATACACAGTAGTAGGAATTATCGTTCAGCTTTTAAGTGATAAGTGGGGAATTGACCCTGCCACTTCACAATCAATTTTATACTCTTTAATTGCCTTAGTATTAGGACAGGGAATTGCAGATATGAATGGAAAGAAATAACAGATACAGATTAAAACCCCACGAGGTAGCTGCCTTACAGAAAATGCGAGAATCTGAAACTAGGAACATCTTAGTCATTGGAGACTTGCACGAACCCTTCTGTTTAGACGGCTATCTTGATTGGTGTTTAGAACAGTACGACATCTTTAATTGTAATCAAGTCGTTTTCATAGGAGACATACTTGATAATCACGCATTTAGCTATCACGAGCCTGATCCTGATGGACTTTCAGCAGGTGATGAATTAGAAAAATCAATCAAAAGAGTTTCTCAATGGTACAAAGCTTTTCCTTATGCTGATGTTTGTATTGGTAATCACGATAGAATGGCTGCAAGAAAGGGAATGTCAGGAGGAATACCTGCTGTTTGGATTAAGTCTTACAATGAAGTCTTAGGAACTCCTAATTGGAATTGGGTAGAATCAGTAGTTTATGATGACGTTCTTTATGAACACGGAGAAGGAGGACAGGCAGCAGCCAAATCTAAGAACAACTTAATGTCCTCAGTCTGTGGTCATACACATACTCTTGCTTATGTACAATGGTTTTGCGGCAAGAAATACAGAGTCTTTGGAATGCAAGTCGGTTGTGGTGTGGACTGTACCACTTATGCAGCAGCTTATGCAAAGAACTTCAAGAAACAATCAATCGGCTGTTCAGTCGTTCTAAATAATGGCACTCTACCTATTAACCTATTAATGCCTTTGTAATGGAAGAAGACATTGGCTTAAGAATCTGTTTAATATATATCCTTATTATAATAGTAGTCCTAGCCTTCGCTTTATAGCACCCCCCCTTACACCTCTAAGGCACTTTCTTTTCTTTTTAACCCCTATATACTAGACAGCACCTAAAGTCTGTCCTAGAGTTAAATACCTTAATTGTTAATAACTTTGTTTATCATTGTGTTTATATCTATTTATTTTTATATCTTTGTCCTAAGTTTAATTAAAAAAAGAATATGAAAAATCAATTTAGAGTAATCAACAGAACGACAGGAGTTGAACAAATCTTTAACTCAGAAGAACTAAAAACATTCTTCTACTGCGAGTACGATAAGCAGACACAAAAAATCAAATACAAGAATCAATGGACTGACTATGCAATCAGTTCTGTTAAACCACAATCAGAAACATTCTTAGAGTGCTTAGGCTTTGGTTGTTTAGGATTAGCAATAATTGTTTTAGTAACCGAAATTGTAACGAAATGGATATAAAAGACGCTGAATATCAAGAATGGTTTAACGAACCTCAGATTGGTCATTGGTCAAAAAAGCCATTAGACAATAAAATAGTACTATGCGAGTATTGGGTTTTAAAGAATGACCCTGATGTAAAAGTCATAGGAACTGAACTACAGGCTTACAACCTATTTACTAAGAAGCTTAAAGAAGATGGGTGGCAAATCCGTTTAGACTATCAAGATGAACTGCTACCTGAATACCTTAAAGCGTATTTAGACAATAATAAGAAACCAATAATAATTAATTTAAAATAAAAAAAAGAATTATGAAAACAGAAGAAAAGATAGACTATTTAATAGCTATTCAAAGTGAGCTTAAAGCTCCAAAGAATCAGTTTAACAGTTTTGGGAAGTATAAGTACAGAAGTGCTGAAGACATCTTAGAAGCAGTTAAACCACTTTTAAAGAAGTACAACTGTTACTTAACTATAACAGAAACCACCAAAGAGATTGCAGGGTATTTAGTATTAAACTCTAAGGTCTCAATATCAGATGGTGAAACCAATATATCTGTAGAAGCACAAGCAGGTATTAATCCTGAACGAAAAGGAATGGACATTGCTCAGTCGTTTGGATCAAGTAGTTCTTATGCTAAGAAATATGCTTTAGGTAATCTCTTTTTATTAGATGACACTAAAGATGCTGATAGTAATAAGGTAAACGAACCTATTGCAAAACCTGAAATGACTACTGACATTTACAATGCTATGCTAGAAGCAATCAATATAGGTAAGGGCAATATAGTATATGAAAAGATGAATAACTATAAAATGACAACTAAGCAATCAGAAAAACTTTCTGAAATGATAACAAATACACGAATTAAATAAATAAATAAAATTATGGATGATTTTGTATTAGATAAATATGTTTTAATATTTAAAGGGGAAGAAATAGATAGAGCTAGAACTATGAGTACAGCTATGTGGTTGCGTAGAGAATATCAATTAGCCTTTAAAGGATTAGTAAAAATAGAAGAAATAGAAAAACAGGATTGGGATGCTATTGATGCGTTTAAAAAAAGTAATAATCAAATAAATAAATAAAAATGGAAGTAACAGGTAAATTAGTAAAGATACTTGACCTAGAAGAAGGTACAAGTAAAGCAGGGAAGACTTGGCAAAAACAATCTATTGTAATAGACAATGGTGGTGAATTTAACAACTTAATAGCAGTAAGTGCTTTTGGTGATAAGATTGATAAGCTTAATAGATTAGAGCTAGGAATGGATGTATCAATTATGTGTAATATTTATTCAAGAGAATACAACGGAAAGTATTATCATAACATAGACGGCTATCTCTTTACAGACCAATCTTCAAATCAGAGAGACTTGGGAGATGAAAACTCACCGTTCTAATGACAGAAGAATATAACTTTAAAAACCTTTGCGACCTCACGACTAGCGTCTTGGGGTTGCCTAAAGGCTCTCTTGCTTTAAAGAGTAGGAAAAGAGAACTACAAGTAGCTAGAGCCATAACAGGGTATATAGCAAGGTCTGAAGAAGATATACATAGGGCAATTATAGGTAAGGTCTTAAACAGAGACAGAAGTCTTATCTATCATTATGAACATACACATAAAGGAAACTATGCTACTTGCCCTGTATATCGAAATGCCTTTAATATAATCTATAAAGCATATAAAGATATAGGTGGAACTAAAGAATTTTTTTTAGATAAGGATTTTATGAAAAGCTACTTACTTAAAAATGGAGTTAAAGAAACTTTAGATTTTAATGTTGTACTAGAGGTAAAAAGTGGTCAAGCTGTATGTGAAATAAAAACTTCTTTTTTTGACTTCTCTAATCAATTAGAAAATGTTAAGTTTGTCCTGAAAGATTATCATTATACAATTAAGATTATTTAATGGAGAAGCCTAACTACTATGCTGTTATTCCTGCTGAGGTAAGATACAACAAAAAGCTAACGCCTAACGCTAAACTTCTTTATGCAGAGATAACAGCCCTGTGTAATATGAATGGAAAATGCACAGCGTCCACACAATACTTTTGTAAGCTATATGAAGTCAGTAGAGCTTCTATTCAAAATTGGCTAAAATCCTTAGAGGATAATAATTATATTAGCCGCAGCGTTACTTACAAAAAGGGTAGTAAAGAAATATTGTCTAGGGTAGTCAAATTAACTGACACCCCTAGTCTAAATATCTCGACAGATAATACTAATACTAAAGTATATAATAATACTAATACTACGTATAGTAATAAAGGGAAACAAACAATGTCTAAATTAGATTCACAAATAAATGCTTGGCAAGAAGCAAAGGAATTATTATGAAATCACTAAAACAAGAAAATATAGAAGAGCTTAAAAAAAAGGTGTTAAATTTATTAGCTAAAACTTCAGTAGAAATAGGACACAGAACAGATGCTAAAACTTTAGCTAGTCTAAGCAAGATATTTGCTCAGGACTTAATACAAGAAAAGCGTTTCGGAAATATGACCTTTAATCAAATTGAAGATGCCTTTAGACTTGGTGTAAGGTTCGGTAAAGAAGAACCTTTTTTAAACATCAGAACTTTTTATCGTTGGACTTATGAGCATAAGAAAGTAATAGATAATGCTTGGTATGAAGTCCACACTTTAGGGAAACCAAAAGAACAAACTTTATATTATCAAGAACCTTTAAAACAAATAAGATGAAGTTTGAAAACAAAAAGAATAAGCTAAGAGAAAAAGAAACTCTACAAACTTTTTGTAAGCACTTTGATTTAACATTTGACAAACATCCTGAATACGCACATATAGACGCAGCACTTTATAACAAAGGAAGACTAATAGGGTTCGCCGAAGTAAAGGGAGTTCATAAAAATATAGAAGACTCTAATGACGTTATAGTTTCAATGCGTAAGATCGTAAGAGGGCAAATGCTACAAGTTCAAAGCGAAAAGATTGTCGCTATAATTTGGGCTTTTAATAACGCTTTAGTCTATGAGAGAATAAACAACCTAAGGGGAATCTTTTATTACGGAGGTCGTGCTGTTAGAGAAGGTAGTACATTTGACCAAGAGATGTTAGTTAAGGTATTAATTAAAAACTTAATTAGAATTGAAAACAGTTAATAGTTTAAGTGGTGGCAAGACATCAAGTTATATAGCAGTGAACTATCCTGCTGATTACAATGTATTTAGTTTAGTGAGGACTAATGATAAACTTTGTGAATATCCTGATAAGAAAGTTAGACAAATTGTATCTGATTTAATAGGTTGTGAATTTGTAGGAACAACTGAGCAAGATAATATAATAAAAATTATGCTTGACTTATCTGAAAAAGTTGATATTGATTGGATTACAGGTAAACCATTTGAAGATATAATTAATGGCGATTGGAATAAAGGCAAGAACGGAAGTCATTATCTACCTAATATTATGGTGAGATATTGCACTACTCATTTGAAAATGAAACCGATATTTGAATGGTGGGAAAAGGAATTAAACGAGATTTGTGAAATGAGAATAGGGTTTAGAAAAGGAGAAGAAAAAAGGGCTGAAAGAATGAAAGCAAAACTTAATGAAAGTGGAACGGAAGAAATAAAAATAATTGTAGGTAAACACGATAACGGAAATAATAAGTGGGGGTTGGTTGAATGGAGAGTACCAAGATTCCCTTTAATTGAGGATGGATTAAAAGCTATAGACATTGAGAATTATTGGAATAAAAATAAGTGGGTAGGGTTTGAAAAAGGTTACTATAATAATTGTGTAGGGTGTTTTCATAGAAGTCCTCTTTTCTTAAATAAAATGAGCCAAGAGCATAAGAATAAAATGGAATGGTTTGCAAGAATTGAAGAAGAAAATTCACCGAATACATTTCGCAAAGATGTTACGTATAGAGAGATAATGAATTGGAAACCACAAACTGAATTATCTTTTGATGATTTTTATGAGTGCGATTCAGGATTTTGTGGACTATGAAAACAATCAGTAAATTAAAAAAAGAACTAGACAAATGGTTTAGTCTTTTCATAAGACTTAGAGAATCTACTAATGAAGGTATTGTACAATGCTTTACCTGCTCAAGGATTAGTCATTACAAGTCAGGTATGCAGAACGGACACTTTCAAAGTCGTAGACATCACTCGACAAGATGGAACGAAACCAACTGTCAAGTACAATGTGTTAAGTGTAATATGTATGAACAAGGGGAGCAGTTTCGTTTCGGTATAGGGTTAGATCATAAGTACGGTGAAGGAACTTCTGAAGAATTAGAGTTCTTATCTCGAACAATTATGAAAGTTAGCCGTATAGATTATGAAGAAAAGATAAGTTATTACAAAGACCTTGTTGATAAATTAAAAAAAGAAAAGGGAATAGAATAAAAGTTTTCTTAAATTTGGCAAATGATAAAGCCAATTTATGCAAGTGAAGAACACAAAGCTATAATTGAAGCCTATTTAACAATGTGTCAAGAATTTGCTAAAGACGTTAGTTCAAAAAGTAGATACTATAACTACTTAGATGTAGTAGAAACTATCTTGGAGTATTCAAATAATTACGGAACAGGAACACGAGAGAATAATTGGTACGATTGGCTAATGATAATACCTATAAACTTATCAGTTATGACTAATGGTTTCTTTGCAGGAGTAGAGACGAATAAGAACAGAGCAGTTATAAGAGCTTATAAAGTAGTTTTAAACGAGATGGTTGGAGAAGTGGTAGATAAGATAGACAACCTAAAAGAACCAAGTGAATAAAATCTACTTAGAAATATCAAAGCTAAGAGATAAATTTAAGACAATGTGTTTTGGACTTACTAAAGATAAAGT